CCTGCTCCGCCTCCTCGGCTCCTTCCGTCACGATCTCCAGCGGAGAGCGCCATCCGCCACTCGGGGGCACCTCGGGGGCCTCCTGGGGCCCCTCGGGGGCCTCCTGGGGCCCCTCGGGGGCCTCCTGGGGCCCCTCGGGGGCCTGCTCGGGGGCCTGCTCGGGGGCCTGCTCGGGGGCCGCGGCATTTTGGTGGAGCAGGCTTACCAGTCGCATCCGCTCGTCGTCGTCGCCAGGGCGGTCTTCGTACCCCCCCGGAAACGCGAGGTAGTCCGCTACCTGCTCCGCTGTGGTATCCCCCTCGCCGACCAGGAGGCCTCCTGGCGCTTCCTGGCCGGCGCTGGCCTGCTCAGTCTGTGCCGCCTCTGCAAGCCGCTCCTCCAGATCCAGCGCATCCGCCAGCCGTATCCGCAGCGACTCCTCCCCGGGCACATAGGTCCCGCGCGCCACCGCCTGCTCCAGGCCCTGCTGCACCGCCCAGGGCGGGACATCGCCATACCCAGTCAGGAACAGGGCCTCTTTCTCAGCGTTGCTCAGGTACACGGGTGGATCGCAGCATCGGCCGAAATCTAACGCCGTCGCCCTCAGTCCTCCACGACGCCCCCCGACTCAAAGGCCGCCTTGAACTGAGACCACAGGTGCCCCTCCTTCTGGGCTCTCCCGATCGCGAACAAATGCGGGTCCAGCAGGTAGTACACCTCTCCGGTACGCGGGTTCTGACACCGCACCAGCAGGTACTCCCTCCGCAGCCTGGCCATCGACGTGGAGACGTGCGGCGGCTTGGTCCCCGTCAGCTCCGCCAGGTACCACAACCGGGCCTTGATCCGCCCCTGATCCCGACCGGCGGCCTTGCACATGCACATCTGCAGGGCTCGCACAACCACCAGGTCACGCGGTTGCAACTTCTTCTGCCGCACCAGCAGCAGCAGCCTGTCCTCCTCGGCGCTGGTGTCCGGCATGTAGGTCTTGATGAAGTGCCTAGAGTCCATTCGTCGATCGCGGTTTGGCGGTCAGACGGCCCGCTTGTATCCACTTCTGGTTTCGCAGCCCAGTCGTGGAGAGGGTTGTCGTTTTGAGCTTGTAACAGCCCGTCCAAGGCTACCCCCTAAAACCCTCCCCACCGCTGGCCCGTTCTGAATTCCATCTCATGATCTCTCTAGTGACCCCATGACAGCCCCCGATCCCAGGGGCCCACGGACCACCGCTGCTCCCTGATTCCAGGCTCCCAAGGCTGCTCTCCACCCCCAGAGCACACGCATCCCCTCTTCCCCTGTGCGCGAATCCCGGCGGAGCGAAGCGGAGCCGGGATGCCCCGCCGGCGAGGCGGGCTGTTCCAGGGGCGCTGGGGGGCGAAGCCGTACGAGACAACCACCCCACAACAACGGGATCCTCTGCACCACTGGTGCACTCACCCCCAACGCACCGGAAAAAATGTGGCGCATTTGCTCGGGGGGTCCCCTCAAGCGCTCGGCGCCAGTTCCCCCCCGGCCGGGGGCCTGACCCACCCATGAGAACCGCAGAGCAGAGGAGCCCAGCAGCAGGGAGGGCAGAGCAACCGTGCTGCAGGGGGTCTCGGTGCATGTAACAAGCACTGAGAGCCGCCTGGCAGTGGAGGATGGGGGCATGAGGCCATCCGTCAACCCCTTTCTGTAACGATTTACAACAGGACAGCAAAAGGCCCCTGTCCCGACCATTCCACCTATGTATTGTGAGGAAGCCGGGGGACCGCAAGGAGAGCGGAGCCCGGCCACCACCTACCCACCTACCACGAGGGACGGACCCATGGGATTCAGGGATTCAGTGCTGGACCATGCCGATCACAAGGGCAACCTGAGCGCGGCCGATGCCTGCCAGTTGCTCAAGGAGCACGGCTTCAGCCTGAGCGACATCTACGAGGACAACCACGGCATCAGCTGGGTGCATCTGGATGAGCGCAACGCGGAGGCGTTGTTGTTCTGGCTGGGCTACTGATCGCCGCGGCCTGCCGGGAGCCGTGACCAATCCCGGCCACCACCTACCAACGAACCAACGAACCAATGACAACCGCGAATCGGGGCCGAGAGGCCCATCCGCATCCGATTGAGATAGCAGCAGTGGGAGCAATGGGATTGATGTGTTTGGCGCGTGCGGTGCTGTTGCCGTGCGTGGCGCTGGCGCTGACGGTGGCCGGCTACCGGCCTGCACCTGCAGCCGCTGAAGCCGCTGTGGCTGCTGTCGCTGCACCCGTTGCCCGTGACCGGGCTGGCCGTGCTCCCACGTTGCCTGTGCTGCCGTTGGAGTGCCTGACCGTGCGGGAGCTGCGGGTACAGGCCCGCGCAGCTGGATTCCGTGCCCTGGCCCGCAGCGGTCGGCGCGCCGATCTGCTGGCCGCCCTGGAGCTGGCCTGAGGCCCCGGCCCGCCGGGAGCCGTCACCAATCCCGGCACCACCTACCAACCAACCACCTACCGACCGATGACAACCACGATCGCCCGTGATTTCGCTTCAGCCAGCCGCTACCTCTACGACAACAAACTGCCCGCCGATTTTGCGCAACTCGACACCAGTGAAGACGCTAGTTACTTTGGCAACTGGGCCAGCGCCAAGCGGCTGATTTTGTTCAGCTACTGCGAAGGCGACTGCACTACGACCACTTGCGAGACGGTTGAAGAGTTCCGCGAGGAAATAGCAAAGTTTCAGGCCTTCTGCGAACGGATCGGCTACCGGTTCCACGGGATCGACCCCGGCTGGAACCACACCGATGAAAAGCTGCAGCCGTGGCGAGATGCCGGCCTGGCCCACTTGATTCACTGATTCGCAGACGCCAGCACTGAGGCCTACGGGCCTCTCTGCTGCCCTCTGGCAGCCACCTACCTACCCACCTAGCCACACCACACCATGACCCAGCCCATCCGCCAACGCACCCGCTACGCCACCTTCCAGGAAGCCCAAGCCGACGGTTGGCGCCGAGTGAACCGCAAGACCGACCGCGACGTCAGCGGCGGAAACTCCATCGGCTACGAATACCAGTCGCCCAACGGACAGATATCGACCACCATCATTCTGACCCAGGAGCGCAACAAGATCGGGCAGCTCGGCTGCTGCGTCCAGATGTTCCGTGATTCTGCGGAGCTGGGCGAATGACTGGAGCAGTCCGAAAGCGAAAAGAGGCCTGATCCATGGCAAAACCCATCGCAATAGGCGACACGTTCTCCGCTCACGGCCGGACCTTTACCCGGCTGGCTGATGATCCGGCGCCGCTCCATGCGTGCGAACGGATCCGGCTTTACTGCCACCCCATTCCTTTGGAGGCGATCCCAGAGCAGCTGTTCGGGACAGAACCGGAATGGTTCAGGCAGCGCGGCCTATCAGTCGAAGCCTGACCACTGCACCGTGGCCCCAGGGCAACCCTCGGCCACCCTGCAGCGCTCAACCGCTGCCCATCCCAGCTACCGGACCAATCGATGCGACACCGCTACAGACAGGAACCGTTGCCAGTTGCAGGGGCCGAGCCCCGCGAGTGGTCGCCACCGGTGCAGCGCACCGAGAAGCCAGCACAGGGCTGGCTGCCGTTCAGCGATGGCAGCCAGCTGGGTCCCTTGTTCACCCTCACCCACGAGACGAAATGAGCCTCACCAAACAGCAGGCGGCCATCGCCGCCGCGGCCATGAAGACACGGGTGCAAGCCCTTGCTGATCTACTGAAAGTCCAGGTCCAGACGCTGCCCGAAGGGTGCAGCGACTGGACCAAAACCTCAGATCAGCTCCGCCAGGAACACGAGACGCTGATCGCTCTCCAAAACATCGAGGCCACATCATGAGCACCACCATTGCCGCCGTGGCGATCGCCGCGGCATTCACCGCCGGCCCGGTGCTGCTGCTGGCGTTCCAGCAAAGGCTGAAGAGAGAGCGCCGCCGCCGCAGAATTCGCGGGCAGCTCCAGAGGCGCCGTCCGACGGTCCGGACCCTTGTTGTGGTGTTCAGCAACGACAGGAAGGGAGCATGAACCACCACCAGCAGCAAGCGGAGATCCTCCACCGGCTGAGGATGTCCGCCATCGAGACCGCCGGTTGCGGTCGCGTCACCATCGCCACTGTGGAGGCCCTCCTATGGGTTGCTGCAGGGGTGGACAACAGCCGGGACCTGGGGATCGCCATGGGGAAGCCTGGGCGTCCTCAGGCACCGGCCAGTACCAACCGCATCCTGTCGGCCCTGCGGGGCCGGGATCGGATGGCGGGTGGCCGCTGGGTTCCCGCACCGTTCCAGCTGATCAAGACCAGAAGTCACCCGCATCGGCGGGGGATGCTCCTGGCCCTGACCCCAGAAGCCGAAGAGCTTCTTGGGGGGGGGGGCAATAATTACACCCATGCAAGTAAGCCCTGATCATGGATTCAAGCATCTTGATTTTGTCGATCGAGGTTCGCACCCGTAGGGGCCCATACCACGTTTCTGCATGGCTGCAGCGATCCGGAAGCCCTTCTAGGATCAGCCTACAGAGGTGCACTAGTGTTTACTCTAGTGTCCCCGCTAGGCCATGGATCTGGACCAACTTTCGGCCGCTTTGGCCGCTTTCTCAGTTCTGGAGCCGACCGCGCTCCCGCTCCATCACGTTCAAGTCTTTTTGATGGTTGCGCAAATGGAATCATGCCTCTATGAAGACATAGAGAAGAATCTTGGGCTGTCAAATGCCTCAGTCTCCCGAACTGTAAACGCACTATCTGACGTGCATCGAACCGGCCGCGAAGGACTCCGTCTGCTCAGGGTTGCAAGAGACCCAGACGAAGGCCGCCGCTACCGGGTCTCGCTGTCAAGCAGGGGACGGGCCCTGCTCCGACAGATCAAAAGCCTGTGAACCACCTACCAGAACAACGCCATGACCGGAGCAGTCCGAAAACGAATCGATGCCAGCGGCCAGGTCCGCTGGATCGCTGATGTCACGATCGACGGGAAACGAAAACAGGCCAGCGGGCGCACCAAGGCGGAAGCCGAACGGAAACGCCGTGAGCTGCGGGACACCTTGATGGCTGAACCTGTGGTGAACCCTCAGGGATTCACCATCGCCGAGGCCCGACGCCTTTCGCTGAGCGTCCGGTGGGCCGGTATGGCTTCAGAGCGAACCGCCGCCATTTATTCCAACGCAGCGGTGGAGTTCTTCGGCGCATCGACGCCGCTGGAACGCATCAACGCGACAGCGGTGGAGCAGTGGCGCGCCTCTCTCCGAAGCCACGGCAACCGCCCGGGCACCATCAACCGGAAGCTCTCCGCCCTGAAGGCGATGTTCAGCGATGCCCACCTCCACGGGAGGATCGCCACCCGGCCGGCCATGCCAAAGCAGCTGAAGCCCGGCGGGGAGAAAGACCGGGTGATGAGCGATCGAGAGAGGGACGGGCTGTGCAGCTACTTCCAGGCGATCGAGGAGCCCGCCGCGGCCCTGGTGCTGGTGTTCCTGCTCGAGACCGCGGCACGCTGGGGGGAGGTGGAGCGCCTCCGCTGGAGCGATGTCGATCTCGAGCTTTCGAGGGTGACGTTCTGGAAAACCAAAACCGGCCAGCCCCGCACGGTCCCGCTCACCAGCCGGGCCCTTGATGCGGTGAAAGCCGCCGGAGTTCCGGTGCCCAGCGCTCGTGTGTTCCCCTATCGCTATGACAGGTACCGGCGCCTGTTCGATCAGGGCAAGGAGCACATCGGCCTATCGCACGACCCGTGCCTGACCATCCACACCACCCGACACACGTGCGCCACCAAGCTGGCAACCAGAGGCATCAGCCTGGTGCAGCTGATGACCTTCGGGGGCTGGAGCTCGCTGGCTGCCGTGAAGCGCTACCTGCACCTCTCCACCGATGCCCTCTCGGCATGCGTGGAAGCGCTGGAGGCAGGGTGATGGAAGACCCAATTCTGTATGAGCAGCAATACTTCAAGTTCTGGAGGGAGCAGCAAGGCTGGCCGATGATTCCCAAGGAGGCCTTGGATGCCGCCAAGGGTCTCATCACAGAGGCGGAAGCCGAAGGGATCCAGTTCACCTTCTGCGATGTGCCCATTCAGCACCTCACCCTGGAGGAGGCCCGCGCTGCCTTGGCCATGATGTACCACCATCGCTTCAGGGCATCCGAAACCAAGGAGGCAGGGTGATGGCCTGGACCACCTGGCGCAACCACTGCGCTCCGATCATCGCCGAGGTGATCGAGCGAGTGGGCACCGACGACCCCAAGGCCCTGCGCAAGGCGCTGCTGGAGGCCTACCCCTACGGCGAGCGCAGCATGCACCCGTACAAGATCTGGCGCGACGAGATCCGGCGGCAGCTAAGCCCGCCGGCAACCACCTACCGCCGACACCATCTGCCGGCCGTGCCGCAGGAGGCCCCGGGCCAGCTGTCGCTGCTGGGCTGAGGCCGTACTGTGGACGCGTCCACCCGTTCTCCGGTCGCTGCTTTCTGCTGCCGAATTGCTGCATCCCCAAGCAGCAGAAGCAGCAGCCAGAAACCTGAGAACCAGGGCCAGGACTGGCCGGGGGCATGGCGGAATGGCATACGCAGCGCACTTAAAAACCGCTGCCCACCTTTACGGCCCTGCAGAATACTTCCCGTGACTGGGGTGAGGATGGGGATCTCACCTCTACAGGGCCCCGGTGGATTTTCTGCCCAACGGCCCTGCTCCTGCAGCATGAATCCGGGAAGCAGCAAATCCACCACGGTGGACAGGGACCTTCAGCAGCGGCTGGAATGGCACGAAGCCACCAACGCCGAGCAACGAGCCCAGGTGATGCGGCAGGTGCTCCGCCGGTATCGCCGGGAGTCCTGCACCGAATACGGAACCGCCCTGTTCCAGCTGTTCGCTGATCCCGTGGCGCGAGAGATCGAGGCGATCCTCTACCGCTGGGCAGAGAACCCCAAGCTGGGCGGGCCTGGCTACGGGGCGCTGCCACTGGTGGCCGCCCTCGGCAGCCCGCAGCGCATCGCGGCGGTGGCCCTGGTCACCATCCTGGACCGCCTCTCCCATGCCGTCAGCTTCCAGGGCCTGGCCCTGGCCATCGGCCTGGCCGTGGACGCCGAGGTGAAGGCCGGCGAGATCGGCAAACGATCCCCGGCCAGCCTTGATCGGCTGCTCAACCGGACCACGGCAGGGAAGCGCAAGGCGGTGATGGCGATCGCCGCCCGGCCCATCGAGGGGGCCAACCCGATCTGGACACGGCAGGAGCGAGCGACCTGCGGGCTGTTGCTGCTCGAAGTGGTGCGTCGCGAAACCGAGCTGGTGATCATCGACAAGAGCTGTTTTCCCAACCGGCGCGCCCAGTGGCGGGTGCTGCCCTCAGCCAAAGCCCTGGACTTCATCCGGCGCCACCCTCCCCGCAGCCTCCGGCCGAACCGGGGGCCGATGGTGATCGAGCCGATCCCCTGGGAGGGGCTGGTGGGAGGGGGGCACCTGGCCAACACCTCCCCGGTGGTGGCGATGCGTGGCAACAGGGATCACTCGAGCATCAGCTATCTGACCGGGCGGATCGGTTCCCAGCTGGCAGCCGTCAACATCCTCCAGCGGCAGCAGCTGGAGGTGGACCCGTGGATGCTGCGGGTTCAGCGGGAAGCGTGGGACCGGGGCATCCCCGGGTTGTTTCCGGTCGAGCGGGACCCCGTTCCCGATGCGGGGCCATTCCCCACCAGCGAGCCGCCGGACGTGCAGGATGCCTGGCGGCGCGACAAAGCCCGGCACCATCAGGACCTGAGGGACAACAGCTGCAAGCGGGTGGCGATCGAGCGGGCCCTCCAGACCGCCGAGGCGCTGGTGGGCCGGCCGATCTATCAGGCCCACTTCCTCGACTTCAGGGGCCGGGCCTTCACCGCGAACCGAGGCCTCACCCACCAGGGCCCCGACCACCAGAAGGCGCTGCTGCGGTTTGGCCCTGGGAGAGGGGGATGCCAGGGAGGGGAGGCTTGGATCCCGAAAGCAGCTGCAGGCCACTGGGGCCTGACACGCAGCAGCTGGAGAGATCGGTGGAATTGGGGCATGGAGGAGGCATGGCGGCTGGATGTCATCGCCGCGGATCCCATTGGCAGGGCTGATCTGTGGCGCGAGGCCAAGCAGCCGTGGCAGTTCCTGCAACTGGCGCGGGCCTGGGCCAACGAAGAGGAGGGGTGCCGGGTGCCCATCCGCCTGGACCAGACCTGCTCCGGCGCAGGGATCATCGCAACCCTGCTCCGGGATCGAGCGATGGCCCAGCTCTGCAATGTCTGCGGCACCGAGCCGAACGACCTCTATTCCGCCGTGGTGAAGCGCCTGCGGCAGCAGCTGGAGATCGATCTGCATTGCGGGGATGCACAGGCCCACCAGCTGGCCGCCGGCTGGCTTGAGATCGGCATCGATCGCAGCTGGGTGAAATCGGCCGTGATGCACACACCGTTCGGCAGCACCTCCCGCACCGTGGCCGATGGCATCCGGGATCAGCTTCAACAGCGGCTGGGCGCCGTCGATGACTGGGCGGGCCGGATCTACCGGCCGAGCAGCTACCTGGAATCCAGGCTGCGGGTGGTGCTCGGCACCGAAACCGCATCCCTGATGCAGCTCCGCCGGTGGCTCTGCGACGTGGGCCGCCAGGTGGCCGGCCGCCACCAGCAGCAGATCCGGTGGACCACGCCGATGGGCTGGCCCATGCAGGTGGGCCGGTCGACGCCGAGCAAGAGCGTGATTCGGACACACCTCCTGGGCAAGCTCGCGGCCGTGACCTTCGAGGAGGACCCGCCGGAGGGGGAACTGAGCGCCCGACGGACCAACGCCAGCATCACCGCCAACCTGGTGCACAGCTTCGACGCGGCACTGGTGCATGCCGTGGCATCCAGGGCTGGAGAGCAAGGTGCGCCGTTGCTGACGAACCACGACTGTTTCGCCACAGATCCGGCCAACGCCAGCTGGCTCCAGAAGACGCTGCTCGACGAGTTCCGGGCCCTCTACGCCACCGACTGGCTGGAGGAGATAGCCGAGCAGATCCGCTGCAACGCAGGGCTGAAGGCGCTGCCGCCGCCGCCGCCACGGGGAGCGCTGATGGACGGGGAGATCGGCGAGAACCAATATCTGTTCAGCTAGGCACTAGCGCTGGCGCTAGTGGGTGCGCTAGTGTCCGGGAGTCCTACACACCTGCAGACCATGGCATCCGAAGCGCTGGTCACCCCGGCCGGCGAAGTGCTGTTTGCAAACGTCCTCAAGCCCAAGCTCGTCAAGAACGAATCGAGCGAAAAGATGCAGTACGGGATCGTGCTGCTACAGGCAGATCCTGAGAAGGAGCCCGCGGCAAAACTGTTCATCGGCTCCTTGCACAAGGCATTCATGGACCACTTCGGCGGCAACGCCAAGTACGGGCAGAACGGAAGGCCTTGGAAGCGTGAGACCACTGTTAACGAGGACGGCACAGAAACGCCTACCGGGCTTGTCAGGATCACTTTCAGCCGTGACGTCGCCACCGCCAGGGGCACCGAGCTGCCGCAACCCATGGTGCAGGATGCCAAGGGCAATCCGTGGCCTGTTGATGTCGCAATCGGCAACGGTTCGGTTTGCAAGATTGCGTATTCCGTGTACCTCTGGGACAACCCGAAAGGCGGCAAGGGCCTGACCCTGCAGCTGCTGGGCGTGCGCGTCCTCCAGCATGTTCCGTACTCCATGCAGGCCGTCGACCCCGGCATCTTCGGCGCGCCGGAGGAGGGCACGGACGCCACCACCCTGGCCCCTGCCGCTCCTGATCTGTTTGGATCCGATGCCGACTCAGGCTCCGCCAGCTCCGAGGAGGTGCTCTGGTGACGTCGCTGATGATTAAAGTCACACGCTCGTTTTCTGCAAAGGTCAACCTAGTCAACTACGAGAACGTCGATGTCTACTGCCAGGCAGAGATGGAGGTTCCAGCCTCGGAACGCGAGGAATGCAGTCATCACCTATCCGCTTTTTGCCGCGAGCAAGTGCGGGAGGAGGTAGATGAAATCAAGCGTCGCAGAGGAACGATCTAATGCCTAAACCATCCGTGGGCAGGACAACCGTTAAAATTAACGGTGTCGACGTTACTAGAACGTTAGAGGGCTTTGCTGCGGAAACTGACCTCAATGAACGGGAGCTGGCCAAAGCGCAGGAGCTGGCGAGCTACATGCTCAAGGAGCACCTGGCCGAAGCTGCGAAGACCAGCATCGCGGGCCGCTTCACCATGGGCCTGTCGCTGACCTTTGACCGGCTGGCCGGCCGGACATCGATCAAGGCCAAGGTGGCCTATTCCCGCAAGTACACCGACGAGCTGGAGGGCTTTGCCCAGCACCAGCAGCAAGGTGACCTGTTCGAGAGACTGGGGGACGGCGAATGAAGCGGTTCAAACTGCTCCAATTCATCCGGCATGGTGAACGCACCCCAGCCTGGTACGGGCTGGCCTGGTACGACTGGAACGCTGGTGGGCACTGGGCCGCGCCTATTTTCCTGGCATTGCCCATTGCCCTCGGTCGCTGGCTTTGGGCCGGGCTGCGAGCAGGCAACAAGGAACTGGCCATCGATGCCAGGGTGGCCTACCTGGATGGGATTCAGCAGGGGATCCGTATCGCCAGGAAGGATCCATCGATGCTGCATAGACCGTTCGCGGCGCGTGGTGGCGATCGTCTCGCGGTCATCAATGCCGACACCTACGACCAGCGAGGTAGGAAGCGATGAACATCATGGCCATCGACCCCGGCCCCGAAGTGTCCGGGGTCGTGGTCATCAGCCCCGATCGAAAGATCCTTTCCGCCAACATCCAGGCCAATCAGGAGGTTGTCGCCACCCTAAAAAGCTACGACACAGTTTACCCATATCCCCATGTAGCAATCGAAATGATCGCTTCATACGGGATGCCCGTAGGCGCAGAAGTGTTTGAAACCTGCACGTGGATCGGTCGATTTGAGGAGGCCTATTTCTTCAAGCATTTCACCGCCCGCTACTTCCGCCAGGACATCAAGCTCCATTTGTGCGGCACCACCCGGGCCAAGGACGGCAATGTCCGCCAGGCATTGATCGATCTACTTGGCCCACCGGGAGTCAAGAAGAACCCCGGTCCTACCTACGGGATCAAGAGCCACCTGTGGGCAGCGCTTGCTCTCGCCATCTACGCCCGTCACGTTCTCAACCAACCGAAATGACTGCCACCATTCCACCCCCCGAAGCCGAGGCCCTGGCCACTGCGCCCAAGGCCATCGTCATCAGCCAGTTTGATGTGCTGCTTGGCGACATCAAAGAGGCGAAGGAGAAGGCTGCCGATGTAGCCTTCGACTACGCGAGCAAGGACGGCAACAAGGCCGCCCGCTCCTATGTGTTTGCCCAGCGCAAGCTCAAGAGCCGGATCGAATCAGCCCGCACCGACGCCAAGGCCTTCGCACTGGCCTATGGCCGCAAGGTCGATGAGCAGGCCGCCGCGCTCAAGGACGAAGTGGAGTCTTTGATCAGGCCGCACCAGGATGCGCTTGATGCCATCACCAAGGCTGAGGCCGATCGGGTGCAGCGGCACCGGGACATGATCCACTTCATCACGGATCTTGGCCGGGTGCCGTTTGGTGCCAGCGCCGAGGCCCTGGCCATCAGCCTCGAAAGCGCCAAGAACGCCGACATCGACGGGCTGGAGGAGTTCAAGGAAGAGGCTGCCGCTGCCCTGCTGGAGACGATCCGCACCCTCGAAGCCGCCCACACCAAGGCCCTGGCCGACGAGGCCGCCGCCGCCGAGTTGGAGCAGCTGCGCGAGCAGCAGCGGATCCAGCAGGAGAGGGAGGCCGAGGACGCACGCATCAAGGCGCAGGAGGAGGCCATCGCCGAAGCGGCCCGCAAGGCGCAGGAGGAGGCCGACGCGGCCGCCCTACTGGCGATCCAGGAGGCCGAGCAGAAGGCGGCCGATGCCGAGGCCAGGGCCGCAGCGGCGGAGGCCAGGGCCGCCGACTTTGGTGCGGTGGTTGCCCTGCTGGAGGGGGAGGCCCTGCTTGCGATCACACCGGCAGAGGTGCCAGAGCCGCCCGCCATCGAGATCAGCGACGAGGCCGTTGCGGGCGTTTCTGCCGTGGTTCAGGGGCTGGCCCGATCGATGCTCACCCATGAGGCTTTCATCCCCACGGCTACCGAGGCCGAGGCGACACCGGCTTGTTCATGGAACGCCGACGCAGAGCACAAGCTGCGGTGTGAGTTGGCAGCGAGCCTGGCCGGCAGGACGCGCTTGGCTGTCGTCGATGCCCTGATCGAGGGCAACCTGCACCCGGCCATCACGATCGACTGGAGCTTGGTCTGATGAAGTGCCCTCACTGCCAGCATCCCCATAACCGGGTGCTCGAAACCCGCGAGAGCCCGAGCGAGAACGCCATCCGCCGCCGCCACGCCTGCCGGGGGTGCGGCAAATCGTTCAGCACAGTTCAACGGGTCGAGGCTTTCCAGGACGGGGCTTGGCAGCAGGTGCCCCTGGCCGTGGTGCCCGATCCTCAGCCGGCCCCGCCGCCGCCGGTCGCACCACGGAGGCGCGCAGCCGCTGCGGAGCGGTTGCATCCGATCACTGGCACCGAGCCCTGGCTCGCGGACATCGAGCGCGATGGCCTGCCGCCGGCCCTTCTCGACAAAATGCTGACGTGGTGGAACGAAAGCCGCTGGGGCAAGCACCGCCTCGCGGCCACCTGGACCCAGGCTGCATTCACCCTGTCCGCCAATCGGGTTGGCACCCTGTGCCAACAGGGCATGCACTGGAACGCCCGCGCCCTGGTGGAAGCCGGCATCGAGCACGGGTGGCAGGCCCTGAAGCCTGAGTACCTGCGAGGCATCGCCTCGGCAGCCCCGCCGGCCGCCGCCCCCGCGGGCGACCCGGCCGCCGCGGCAATCCGGGACATGCTGGAGAAGGCTGATGCTGCTTGATCCGGAGGCCTTCACCCGTGGCTGCCGCATGATCGAGCGCCACATCAGGACCCGGCCCGACGCGGCATGGGACACCGAGGAATTCAAGCTGAAGTTTCTCAGCTTCAGCATCGATTTCCCGGAGGTCAGCACACCGCAGTTCCTATGGGCATGCGAGCGCTGGATCCAAGATGCAACCGGTGAGTTCCTGCGCTTCCCGACGTGGCAGCAGCTGATGGTGCCGCTCTATCGGTGCCAGGGAGGCATGCCGAATCGAGCATGGGGGTTCAAGGCAGACCTGCCTCGATACGTCCAACCGACGTCGCAGCAGCTGGCCATGCTGCCGGCGGTCTCCGGCGCGATTGTCCCAAAGGGTGCGGAAAACCCAGCCGCCTATCACCTGGCGGCGGCTGGCAACGGACAGCGGCTCCTCCCGGCCCATGCTCCGAGGCGCCGGGGCCTTACTCCAGATGAGTGGGAACAGCACTTGCGGGAGCAGCGAGAGCTGAAAAGGCAGCTGGAGGCGCAGTGAGTCTGCTGCCTGATGACAAACTCCGCCGGATCATGCAATGCGGCTTGCTCAATGGCTATTGGTCGGTTGCGCAGTTCAACAGGGAAGTCCCGTTGAATGCCAACTTTACGCTTCCGACCTGGGATTTTCTGGACGCCCATCCACGGTTTGCAGATATGCACTTCCGCGACCTGGAGGCATATCGAAGCCGCCACAACGACACCCCCATTCTCTGATGACTGACACCTACTTAATCCTGAAAGAAAAGATCGGCACGGACAGCATCATCGTGACTGCCCGCCCTGGGCTCGGACGCTGCAAGGGGCAGTGGCTTGTGACGTTTGCCCGTGATAACAAGTGGGGGATTTTTCTTCACCAATGCGCCGCATGGATGCCCGATGGTCAATGGGACGGATCGCGCTGGCTTCCGTTCCGCTCCCAGCATGTCCCGTCCGACGTGCTGCAGCGGGTTCAGGACTGGCTGCGGAACCCCCCGGTGCCAACGGAGGTGGGCCAGCTAAGCCCCAGGGAAGTTGAGGCACAAGAGGCCTTTACGCAGTTGCGCGACGAGGTTCTCAACCTCTCAGACGGCGTAGAGGTGAACGAAGTTCTAGGCATTATTGACAACTACACACCGGAATGGGTATGACCGACCAACCCAGGGCCCTTGTGGATGCGGAGCTCTACCTCCGCCGCTGCACCGCCGCGGCCGAATACGAGATCGAGTGGGCACCAGATGACTGGACCTATGCGTGCCGGCATGGCGAAGCCAAGGCCCGCTTCCAAGACTTCCTTGCATCCGTTCGCGATGCGCTGCCCGACCACCAGCTGCACCTGTGCCTCGGCACTGCCGCCAGCTTTCGATACTCCCTGTTCAGCGCCTACAAGGCGAACCGCAAGGCCAGCCGCAAGCCGGCCGGCTACAGCCAGCTGATCCAATGGGTGATCGCTGCCGGGGAGCTGCGGGGGTGGAACATCGCCATGTTGGCCGAGGTCGAGGCCGACGATGTCATGGGCATCCTCTGCCGCCCTGGTGATGTGATCGTCTCGGAGGACAAGGACTTGCTGGGCATTCCAGGTCTGCACCGTCGAGGCAACGAGTTCGTGGAGGTTTCCGCGTATCAGGCCGATCTGAATGTGTTCTCGCAGGCGCTGATCGGCGACACCACGGACAACTACCCCGGCTGCCCTGGCATCGGCAAGGTCAAGGCGGAGGGCATCCTGGGCGGCCAGCCCGATGCTGCCGCGATGTGGGCGGCCGTGCTGAAGGCTTTTACCAAGGCCGGCCTGACTCAACGGGATGCCATCACGCAGGTGCGGCTGGCCCGGATTCTGCGGGCTGGCGAGTATGACGTGGATCGAGAACTGCCGATCCTATGGAACCCACCTGACGGCACCCCGTAGCATGGGGGCGAATTCTGCATCCCTGTATGCCGAAGCCCGTGAACGCAGATGAGCTGGTCGAAAAGCTCGAAAGTCTTTGGCCCGACATCGCCCCGCACCCGCAGGCCACGGACCGCGAGATCCAGCAGCACATCGGTGCTGTCCAGGTGGTGCGCTGGCTGCGGTCTGAGCTGACCAACGATGCCGACGCCCCCACGGTCTACCCGCCCTCCTTCGACACCGGGAGGGGCTGATCCATGTGCGCGGGCGGCGGGGGATCCAGGGCCACCATCTACACGCCCGACACCAGGGCCTACGACGCGCTGGCCAACCAGCAGTTGCTGCTGATGCAGCAGTTGCAAGATCCTGATGTGCCGCTCAAGCAGAGCCAGCTGGACGCTTTGGTGCGCGACCGGATTGATCTGCAGACCAGGGAACAGGAGGTTGCTACGAGGCGGGCTGCCAACACCACAGCCCAGGCCGCCCGGCTGGCGGCTCTGGTTGGGGCGCCGCCCCCCGAGAAGCCCGCCACAGCTCCCGCGATCGGCTCCGACCGCACCGGCGAAAAGCGGCCGACTGGCAAGCAAGCCTTGCGGATCGACCGAACGAAGGCGGTCACGGCAGGCCCGGGGGCCGGCCTCAACATCACCACGGGGAATTGACCATGTGCTCAGCCAAGCCACGCGCGCCCAAGGTCGTCAAATCGGGGCCCAACAAAGCGCAGATCGATGCGCAAAACGAACAGATGGCGATGCTGCGCCTGCAGATGCAGGGGGCCCAAGAACGACTACAGAGTCGGTTGGACGAGCAGATTGCGGCTGCCAACGCTCAACGAGAGGAAGCGAGGGCGTCGCTGGCGGAGCAAACTGCCGCGATGCAGGCAGAGGCCACGGGAACAGCGCCCTACACCGCCAGCACCACAACCGCAGAACCTGCGGCAGGCACAGCCCTGATCACTGAGCCCATGAAGCCTCGGCGGCGGCGCTCCGCCGGGCTGACGATTGCTCCTGCCGGCACTGCAACGGTACCCGGCGCCGGCCTCAACATTGTGGCCTGATGGATACCACGCAGGGACCAGCCGAACAGCGCTATGAGAAGCTCCGGTCCGATCGTGACCGCTGGCTGTCGCGTGCCCGACGGTCGTGCCGGCTGACGTTGCCTTGGCTGGTGCCGGCCGCCAACGACCCGGACCAGGGCCAGCCCGAGACCTACCCGCTGCCTTGGAATGGCATCGGGCAGGAGGGTCACCAGCACCTGGCCAGCCGCTGGCTGCTGGCGGTCATGCCGGCTTCTGAGACCTTCTTCAAGTACACGCTCGACGAGAGGCAGCGGGCCAGCCTGATCACTGATGCCCGGCAGGCCGGAAGGGCGGAGGATCAAATAGCTCAATCCATGGTCGAGTTTGACCGCAGCCTGTTGGCCTTGGAGCAGTCGGTGTTGCGCGAGATCAACAGCACCGCCGATCGCGCCGTGGTGCTGGAGGCGATGGTCCACCTGATCGGCCCTGGCAACGTCGTTCTCTATGACGACGAGGAGGATGGGCTCACCTGCTACCACCTGAACCGCTACGTGCTGAAGCGGGACCCGATGGGCCGGCCGCTGGAGCTGGTGATCTGCGAGAGCCTCACCGAGGACAGTTTGCCGAAGGTGGTGGCCGGGCACCTGGGCCTGCTCGATGACGAGAAGGGCGAGGACAACAGCCCCGATCCGTTGGCCCCCAACAGGGTCATGGACGAGGAGGAGGTGATCAAGGTCTTCACCCATGTGGAGTGGGACTACCAGAGGAAGAAAGTCAAGTGGTGCCAGGAATGCAAAGGGCAGGAGATCAAGGGGCAAGAGGAGGAAGTCGGCCTTGAGATTTCCCCCTGGATGCCGCTGCGGGCAACGAGGATCGACAGCTGCGACTACGGCCCCGGCTACATCGAGGCCCGGTGCCTGGCCGATTTGCAGACCGCCGAATCCCTGAGCCAGGCGCTGACCGAGGGGGCGATGATCGCCGCCGAATCCAAAAACCTGGTGCGCCCTGGCGGGGTCACCAGCATCAACGACCTGGTGGCCTGCCGCAACGGCGGATACGTGGTTGGCCACCCAGACGACGTGAAGGAGCTGGGATCCGATGGCCGCAGGGGGCAGGGCCTGGTGGTGGCCGAGGCCCGCCTGCAACGGGTGGAGGCCGCATTGAAGCGGGCTTTCATGATGTCGAACGTCCGAGACTCGGAGCGGACCACCGCCGAAGAGATCCGGATGGTGGCCCAGCAGATGGACGAGGGGCAGGTGGGGATCTACAGCATCCTCACGACCGAGTTTCAGAATCCCTACATCACCCGGAAGCTCCACGTTCTGACCCGTCAGGGGAAGGTTCAGATCCCCAAGGACCTGGTGAAGCCGGTGGTGTCCGTTGGCCTGGCCGCGGTCGGCCGAGGCAACGATCTGGAGAAGATGTTGCGCTTTTTCCAGGGTTTGGATTCCCTGTCCCGGATCGTGGGCCCCGACGAGGTGGCGGCTCGCATCGATGTAAGCGATGCCATCACCCGGCTGAGCAACGGGCTGGGCCTCGAATCGATCGACCTGGTTCTATCCGAGCAGAAGGTGGCCGAGATCAAGGCTCAGCAGGCCCAGGCGGCGCAACAGGAACAGCTGATGCGATCCGCCATGGCGGACCCGGCAAAGCTGGCCACCGCTGCGGCCACAGCCCAGCAGATGCAGGGCGAACCCCCGCCCCCTCAACAACCCCCTGAACCATGAGCACCACCCCAGAACAGCTCCTCAGCCTGGTGCGCCCGGGTGAGGAAGATCGCCTCAGCGCCGCATTGGACGAGATTGAAGCGGAGGGAAGCCAGCCCACCAATGAGGACTGGGACATGTCCCACCCCCTCGATCGGATGCTGGCGGCCGAGGAGCGGGCGGAGCGGCAACAGGCCACCCCTCCCCGGCGGCCCGCGGCCACCGCGCCGGCCGGGGGAGAGGACTCCGACGACCCGTTGGCCGACCTCCTCAGCCCGGCGGAAGACAGCGCCGAAGGCACCGACGACGGCCGGGCCGCCGATGACGAGATCCCGGAGGAGTACCGCGGCAAGTCGCTGAAGGAGGTGATCGCTCTGGCGGAGGCCAAGGCCAAGGCGCCCGCCGCCGGGAACACGATTCCCCCAGAGGCCTACACCCCCGAGCTGGGCGCGGTGCTGTACGGCGAGGCCCTGACCGGCCTCTTCACCGCTGCGGAGGTGAACCCCCTCCAGCTCGATGCAACCCTGCGGGCCGGGGGCGATGTGAGCGAAGCGGTGGATGCACTGGCCACCAAAGCCGGCTTGCCGAAGGCCATCGTGCAGACCTACCTCGATGGGGTCAAAGCTGCCGAGCCGGCCGCCGCGCCCCAACTGAGCGCAGAGGATGGCGCGGCGATCCGGCAATCGGTCGGCGGCGATGAGAAGTTCCGCGAGCTCAGCGGCTGGGCGATCGCCAACCTGAGCAAGGGTGAGCTGGCTGGCTACAACGCAGCCATCGACTCGGGCAACAAGGACCTGGCCGCCTTTGCGGTGAAGGCACTTCAGGCGCAGGCAGCGGCGGCCGGCGGCAACCCTCGATCGCGCAGTGAGCCGCAGCTGGCCAGGGGCGGGCGGGGCCAGGCTGCAATGCGCTTCTCTTCGCAGGAGCAGCAGAACGCGGCCGTCGATCGCCGCAACGCTGCCGGTGAACGGCTGATGCTTGTTGATCCCACGTACGCCAAGCGGGTCAAGGCGGCAATCGCCAACTCGCCAGATTGGGCATGAAGATGTAGCATCGGCGCAACGACTGCTACACCCGTGTAGCACTGCCCCTCCTGCGGGAGAGATCAGCGCACATCCCACCGGTCAAGCCAGCCGTTACAGCTACAGCATCTTTGCATCGTTCAGCCCCTCAAGGGGGAATCGCTGAGCACAGGTTGCAGGAAGCCACGGGCAAACAACCCAAAAGCTTTTTGCAACCATGGCGGTTAATGATGCCTTGCTGGCCAGGCTTGGCCAGATCAAGGGAACTGGCGCAGTTGATGCTGTCTTCCAGAAGCTCGGACAATCCGAAATCCTGAACGCGATGAAGCGCGAGTGCGTCTTCACCAAATTCGTCAAGACTCGGAACATCAAGAACGGCAAGAGCTTCGACTTCCAAGTCACCGGTCGCGCCACTGCGGCCTACGTGGAGCCTGGCGTGCCGTTGCTGGGCGGCCTGGGCGGCAACTCTCCCGGTGATAACAACGTCAAGAACATCGCGGTTGACGGCCTCATGGCTGCTGATCAGGCGATCTACGACCTCGACCAGCTGATGAACTACGCCGATGTGGCGTCTGAATACTTTGAACAGCTGGGTATCGCCCTGGCCTGGGAGGTCGATAAGCGTATCGCCCGAATCCTCTTTGCAGGTGCCAACAGCACCACTGAACCCCTGGCCCGCTCGGTCAACACTGGCCGAATCGGGTTCAAAAAGACCCTGACGGCGGGCTATACCGCCGCCTCGAAGCAGGCCAGGGGTGATGAGCTGGCGTCCGCCATCGGCGACGTCAAAGTTGCCATGAAGAAGAAAGACGTGCCCACTTCCGGCCTGGTCTGCGTGGTGCCGCCGGATGAATACGACTTCCTCAACGAGGGGACTCGTGTCATCAACACGGACTTCAACGGCGGCCAGAGCAACGGCACCATTGCCAGTGGTGCCGTTGGCCGGGTGAAGGGAATCCCTATCTACGAATCCAACCACCTAATTCAACCGGCCTACACCTTGAGCACATACGACAAGAACCCTGATTACGCTCAGGACTTGACCAAGTGCCGGGCCTTGATCTTCAGCCGGGAAGCCGTGGGCATGCTCACCCTGCGGGCTCCAAAGTTCCAGATGACCACTGCGGACAGCACCTTCAACATCCAGTACCAGGCAACCCTTGGCGTGGCCACGCAGTCGATCGGCATCGGCCGGCTGCGGGATGAATGCGCTGCCTGCATCGTGATCCCCTGAGGCCCGGTCTGATGGATCGCGTGGCCCTCGGTACTCCGGGGGCCTTTTTCATGGCAGCCGGTAGCATGTGCTCTGCACCGCTGGATCGCTCATGGGCCTGGCCAACCAGTCAGCGACGCCAGGCCGCACCACCCTGCTGGATGCCGTCAACATCGTGCTGGCCGTGATCGGCGAGGCCCCGGTCAACGGCCTCGACGACCCAGTGATGACCGAATCGAGCATCGCCGAGCGCACCCTGCTGGAGTTCCACAAGCAGGAGCAGACCAGGGGCTGGAGCTGGAACTCGGAGCAGGACTACCCGTTCACCGTGGCCACGGACGGCACCATCACCGTGCCATCAAACCTGACCCGGTGGGCCCCCGATCCGTTCCAGTGGGATGGGCGCTTCATCCTCCGGGGCCAACGGGTCTACGACCGGGTGAACCGCAGCTACGTGCTGACGGGTGCCGCCGTCACACAGCTCACGGCTGATGTGGTGTGGATGCTGCCGTGGGATGACTGCCCGGAGACCTTCAACCGGTACATCAGCATCCTGGGCGCCAGGGCTTTCGCCAACCGGTTCCTGGGATCCGATTCGATCGAGCGCTACACACAGCAGGACCTGATGATGGCCCGGGCCGAGCTGGAGCGGAACGAGCTGCAGCAGCTCCAGCCCAACAGCCTGAGCGGCCAGCGCGGCGTGCTGCCGTTCGGCACCTTCAACCCTGCAGCCGGGCTGGCGGGCCGCAGCAGCCCGAGCTGGTTCGACTGATGGCCGAGCTCTTCACCTCGCTGGTTCCGACCCTGATCCAGGGGGTCAGCCAGCAGCCGGACGCGCAACGGGATCCCACCCAGGCGGAGCTGCAGATCAACGGGGTCAGCAGCAGCGCGGAGGGCCTGCGCAAGCGCGATCCCACGCAGACCCTGGCCAAGGTCAGCGCCACCAGCCTGGGCGATGTGTTCGTCCACGCGATTCTGCGCGACCGCACCGAGCGGTATCTGGCAGTGATCAGCAGCAGCACCGTCAAGGTGTTCGATCTGGATGGCGTGGCGCAGACCGTCAACGCCCCCAGCGGCTACGGCTACCTCGCAGGCGTGACGGACGCGAAGACGCAGATCCGGTGCAGCACCGTGGCCGACTTCACGTTCGTCTCGAGCTCGCTGAGGGTGGTGGCGATGGACCCGGCGCTGGCCCCCGCTGTGGCCAGGCCGGCGGCTCACGAAGCCCTTGTCTGGGTCAAGGCGGCCAACTACGGCCAGTCCTACCGGGTGAATGTGAATGGCACCCTGGCCACGGTGACAACCACAACCACGGCAGGGACCGCGATCAGCACGGCGGACATCGCCGAGCAGATCAAGACGGCCCTGGCCGGCGTGGCTGGCGTCTCGATCACCCGCGCCGGATCGGTGCTGCATCTCACCAGCGCGAGCACAATCACGATCAGCGCCACCGATGCCAGGTCAAACGCAGACATCACCGCGATTACCAATTCGGTGCAGGCCTTCACGAGCCTGCCGACGATCGCGCCCCAGGGCTACCAGGTGGAGGTAACGGGCGACCCGACGAATGCCTTCGACGGCTTCTACGTGAAGTTCGTGCCGCGTGCTGGCGCCGGCACCTTTGGCGAGGGTGCGTGGGAGGAAACCGTCGCGCCGGGAGTTCAGTTCAAACTTGACCCCGGCACCATGCCGCAAGTGTTGGTGAGACTGCCGGGGGGAACGTGGTACTTCGGCCCCCTGAATGGTGCGGCACTCACGGGCTTTACTCTGCCGACGTGGGGGCAGAGGACAGCGGGCGATGCCGATTCGGCCCCAGACCCCAGCTTCGTCGGTCAGACCGTGAACGACATCTTTGTTCATCGCGGCCGGCTTGGGATACTGGCAGATGAAAAGCGCATTTTCAGCCGGGCTAAAGATTTTTTTGAATTTTTCCCGGAAACCGTTACCACCGTCCTGGACTCCGACCCGATTGATAGGGTCGCCAGCAGCACCAGGGTGAGTGTGCTGCGGTACGCGGTGCCATTCCAGGGCGAAATGCTGCTATTCAGCGATGATTATCAGTTCAGGTCTTATGCAACCGATGCCGCTCTAACACCGGCAACGGATGCGATTACCATCCTCACCGGATACGAGATTGACGCAGGGGTGCGGCCGATCCAGATGGGCGGATCTGTCGTCTTCTGCCAGGCCAACGGCGAATGGAGCCAGTTGAGGCAGTTTTCCGTTCGCGGCGCCGGCACTGCGCTGGTGGGGGAGGCGGAGAGTATCACCGAGCACGTCAGCAGCTATATCCCGTCTGGAATATTTATGCTTGCAGCCAATGACACAGGAAATGCCCTATACTGCATCAGCGAGAAAGCTGGTTACAGAAACAGGATTTACACCTACAAATACTTCTACCGCGGCAGCGGCAGCGTAATCGAGAAAGCCCAGAGTAGCTGGAGCTACTGGGATCTTCCGGGAGCCGACAGCATTCTTTCGATCGTGGCGATTCAGGAGGCGCTCTATCTTCTGGTCCAGCGCGGCAGCGAAGTCTTCCTGGAAAAGATGCCGGTGCTTGACCGCCAGTCGGTCGCAGCGGCGCCGTATCCGCTGCTGCTCGATCGCTGGGTGAGCACCACCACTGCCAGCCCAGCTGCCATGCGGGTGGCCGCCGGAACCTACGACTCCGTGACCAAGCAGACGACATGGACGTTGCCGTTCGCCATCACGGCGCCAACTGAGGCATGGTCCGCGTATCAGTTGGGCTACCAGGGCGGGGTGCTGCTGGGGGCCGCCAGCAGCGGCAACACGATCGTGGCCCGTGGCAACTGGTCGGCGGCGCAGGTCTACTTCGGGGAGGCCTACACCTTCCGCTACCGCCCATCGCGGTTCAAGGCGATGCGAACCCAGGGCGGCGGGCAGGTGGCCAGCAACACGCTGCGGGCCCAGATCCGACAGGCCCGGCTGCGCTATCACGAAACCGGCTATTTCCAAGTGCGGGTCACGCCCACCGGCAACCGCGACGAGGCTGTCTACACCTTCCCGGGCAGCGCGGTTGGGCTGCTGCAGGGCGCGGACCAGGGGCAAGCGGGGGTGTTCAGCATCCCGATGTTCGGCCGGGGGGAGAACATCGCGGTCACGATCGAAAACGACACGGCCCACCCGTGCAAGTTCTCGTCCGTGGAATGGACCGGGCTGATCACCGGCAAGGGCAGGGCGGTGCAGCCATGAGATGGGCCCCTGTCACCAGCGAAGTGGCGGCATTCGTCGGCCACAACCTGCGGGAGGCGGACCGCCGCGAGGTGTGGCTGAGCGACCGCCTGCCCCCCCTCGACGCGGTGCAGCAGAGCTGGCTGGCCAGCCTCGACCACGAGTGCCATGCCGTGGTTGACGACGGCGGCGTGCCAGTGGCGTTGTGCGGCGTTACCGATGGCGGCGTGATCTGGATGCTTTGCACCGATGGACTGCTCGCCACGGCTGCCAACAGGCGGCAGTTCATCCGAGAGGGAAAGGGCTGGGTGAAACGCTGCCTCCAGCGCTATGGTCCGCTCAGCAACTGGGTTTACGCCAAGAACATGGGCTCGATTCGGTGGCTGAAATCGCTGGGGTTCACGGTTCACCCTCCGGCCCCGTTCGGCCCCAGCTGTGCTTTGTTCTGCATGTTTGAAAGGAGGCCCCATGATAATTGATCCGATCAGCGCAGGGATCGCAGGTGTAAGCACCGCGCTAAACCTCTTTGGAGCTGGACAGCAAAATGCTGCAGCGCAGCAGGATTACCTCAACCAAAGCACCTTCCAGCGGGTAACCGACAGGTTTGCCCGCTGGCAAGCGGGCCAGAACCAGCGCTTCAGTGATGCCAACGCCCGATATCAGTTCTGGGGGCAGCAGGTGCAGTACCAGCAGCAGCTGGGCTATGTCCACCAGCTGCAGAGCTTCGAGCTGGCGAAGCAGATCAACCAGGCCAACGTGGTGCGTGACAGTCGGGCCGCCGCTGGTGCGGAGTTCATCGGGAACTCGCAAGCCGCATCGAACCGCCTGCAGGAGGTGGCGATGCAAGCCGCGGTAGCTCAGCAGCAGTACGGCTGGCGGGCCCTGCAGGCCAGGGCATCGGTGCAGGCCATGGACGCCGAGGGCCTTTCCGTCGATCGGTTGATCGACAACTACGCCAAGCAGGCTGGCGACTACAACACCATCGCGAAGATCAACGAGGGGCTGATCCGCAATCAGTTCAACCGAGAGCAGACCGCCATGGTGGGGCGCTATCTCAGCGAGTGGAACAGCCAGCAGTTCTACACACCAACCACGTACATAGAGCCGATGGAACCGTTTGCGCCGTTGCCGGCGCTGATGCAACCGGCGGCCCCGTCAATGACCGGGACTGGCCCCAGTAACGGGGCTGCGGGGCTGCGAATCGGATCCGCCCTGCTGGGCGGGGTGGACACCTACATGAACAGCGCGGGTCGCCTGAAACGCGCTGCTGAGCCGAGGGGCGGCACCATCCCCACCGCGGGGATCGGCTGATGGAAACGACTCTCCCCCTTGGCCAGGTCAATCCGGAAGCCAAGCCGGTGCAGGCCTTCATCCAGCCGGCGCAGATCCAGCCGGGCGCCGTTGCGGGCCCGCCGGCATTGCCCCAGCTGCAGGGGATCACCACGCTTCGCGGACCGGATCAGACCAGCTACGGCGGGACCAACCGGTTCCAGGAGCTGGCGCAAGCGCTCGCGCCATTCAACGCCAACCTCACCAGCACGCTCCAGGGCGCGGGCGAAGCTGCCGCCGGCTGGGCATCGCAGCAGGGCGAGGCGCAGGTCTTCGCCAGGAACATGGCGCTGCGCGCCCTCAGCCAGGCGGATGCGACCAACGAGGCGGGCGCCTTCGACTACGCCAAGGCCAACCGCGAACTGGGCAAGCGGGACCCGGACGCAGGAATCCTGATGAACCTGCTGAACCCCTACCGGGAGCAGGGGGTGCAGCGGGGGCTGGCGAAGCTGGCCGGGGCCGAAGCCGAAGCCGGGATGCTGGGCGCCTACGAGGAGATGGGGCCCGCCATGTTCCTCTCGCCCGACAAGGGGCAAGCGGCCCTGGCGCAGATGAAGGCCGGTTACGTCCGCCAGCTGACCGAGAAGTACGGGCTCGATACGGCATCGCCGGGTTTCCTGAACTACGCCCTGCCGAAGATCACCGCAGCCGAGGAGAAGATCACGAACCGGGCTCGCGAGGACCGGGTGAAGTTCCTCGACAGCACCCTGCCGGGGGTGGCCGGGGGGCAGATCCGGAGCCTGATCATGGATGTGCAGCGGCAGGCGCTGAGCGGAGCCCCCCAGGTCACGATCGGCAGCTCGGAGGTGATGCTTGACCGGAAGAGCCCCACCTTCAACGAGGACGCACAGGCCGAGGTGATGATCCAGGCGGGCAAGATCCTGGCCTACCACTCTGGGCTGATGGGCAACGGCGGGCAGCCGTTGAGGCTGGCGGAGACGGTCTACCGGGCGCTGCGAACTGAAGCGGCCTACTCGATGGATCCGGTGTTCAAGAACATCGTGGATCGCATCAAGGCGGGGCCCACGTACTGGGATCCGGTGGCCAAGCGAGCGGTGCAGCAAACGCTGGCGCAGATGTTCCCGGAGACGGCCGCCGACACCGAGATGAAGTACGGCTGGGCGGTGCAGAAGCGGCAGGAGGAGCAGGGGGTTCAAAGCTTCTCAGACATGCTGATCAACGGCGCGCCGGCCGCCGACGGGCTCCCGGCGGTGGGGGGCATCTACCAACCCGGCAACGAGGGCCCCCTCGATCAGGCCGCCATGGTGGAGCGCAGCAATCAGTTGCTGGCGCGGTTCCGGCAGCAGAACCCCAGCGCTCCCGTTGCGCCACTGCTGAAGGCGATCAACGACCAGCTGGGCCTCCAGATCGAGATCAAGGGCAAGAGCTACGCCCCGGATGCCGGCGAGGATGTGCTGGCCAAGGCCCGCGACAGCTGGGGCAGCGACTTCGACCCGGCAGCGCTGCGGCGGGACCTGGCGGCGATGCGCGGGCAGATCAACCCTGCGAAGTTCGGGGATGTGGCATCCAAGCTTGAGTCGATCATCCGCAGCAAGGACGCCAAGGCCAGCACCCTGGCATCGGCCGAGGTGAACCGGGCGGTGGAAGCCGCCAAGAATGCAGCGCTGTCCGCCAACTACGGCGCCGACTACAAGGAGCTCCAGCGGGCCGGCAGCGCCAACGCCAGGACTGAGCGGGCCGCCAACCTGGCCGAGTCGGTCAGGCGGTTCAACGCGGCCATGTACCCGGCGGTGAACAGCGCTGTCGCCGCCGCCGCCGCGAAGAAAGGGGGGCCGCTGGACCCTGGGGAGACCTACGAGGAGGCGAGCCGTGCCGCGGCAGACTTCGCCACCAAGAACCCGGCGGCATTCAACCTCCTGTTTCCCGGCGGGCGCATCTCGGGCGCGCCCGCGTTGCCGGGGCTCAATGCCATGGCGCCGGATCCCAACGCACCCAAGCCCAGCGGCAAGCCGGCGGGGCCTCCCGCGCCACCGACCTTCGACACCAGGCAGCTCGATGCGATGCCCAACCGGCAGCAGCGGCTCCGCAACTATCAGAACGAATCGATCCTGAGCAAGGAGGCGGTCAGCCGGGAACTGGTGAACGCCGCAAACGGTGGCGGCTTCTCCCCCCAGCTGAGGCGTGCCGCCATGGATGCGCTGGCACCGTCGCCAGCGGAGTTCCTGCGGGTCCAGGGGGCCCGCTACGGGATCAACGTGCCACCGGAAGCGATGAAGCGCTTGGGCGATCAGAGCCGCGCCATCACGACACCGCAGCGCTATCTGGTGTCGATGGCCTCGCAGGGGCAGTCAGCGCTGGGCAGCTTTGGCCGTTGGGCCCTGGATGCCGCCACGGGGGCAAGGCCCGCATCAGCCGCCGAGTGGCCATCGTTCGGTGCCCGCAGCGCGGCGCCTGGCCAGCTCACGATCTCGATGCGTGCCCGTGGTGGCGGAGGCGGCCAAGATGGCGGAGGCCCTTTTATGGATAGCGGCGGCGGCCTGTATCAACCGCTCCGCGGGGTGACGATCACCAGCCGGGTGGACGCATCCGGCGAGCCAGGCTTCGACATGGCCGTTGGCAGCAGCCGAGCGCAGCAGCTGGCCTGGCCCACCAGCTTTCAGGTGCTGCGGGTGGTCCGCACCAACAGCCAGGAGATCCGCAAGGAACGGGGAGATGCAGGCCGCAGCTACGGGAACCTTGTCGAGATCCGTTTCCGCGACCCCCGCACCGGCCGCACGGTTGATGTTCTCTCTGCTCACCACGACCGGATCAACCCCTCCTTGCAACCGGGCCGCACCTACCCCCCCGGCACGATCCTGGGCAATCAGGGGCGCACCGGCAGCACCACGGCCCCGCACTTCAGCCTGGACTTTTTCGACCCGGGCCAGAAGACCGCCAGCGGCGAGACCCTGCGGGTGCGGGACTATTTCCGCGACGAGTTCGAGCGGGGCGGCAGGTTCGGCAACGGCGGCAGCTCCAGCGGCGGCCGGCAGGCGATGACCGGCAAGGCGACCTTCTACACCGGCAGCGGCGGCAGCGATGGCCAGCTGGGGGGCAGGACCGCCAACGGCGAGGTGTTCACGGGCAAGCAGATGACGGCAGCGGTGCAGTGGGGTCTCAAGGACTCCCACATGAACAAATGGCTGATCGTCGAAGACCCGGCCACAGGCAAGAAGATCCGGGTGTGGGCCAACGACACCGGACAGATGGGCGGCTCGAAGACCCGGCCAGCAGATCGCGTGATCGACCTATCCCCCGTGGCGTTCAACCGCCTCTACGGCTCCACCGCCCGCGGCGTCGGTGACGTCCGAATCCGCATTGATCCCAACCAGAAGGGGAGGCCCTGATGCCACAAACACTCGTCCAGAAGAATGGCCGCTGGCAACTGGTCGGTGACGACCACTCGCAGGATCACACCCCGCCGCCGCCAACCCCAGGCCCCAAGCCCAAGGCTCCCAAGAAGCCTGCGAAGCCGTGGTGGGCAAACCCTGCCCATGCCGTAATCAACGAGCTTCGCTGGGCGGGGAAGCAGTTCAGCAGCCTGCAGGCGACGCAGCGTCCGGGCACAGCTCGACCGCTGAACCCGTTGGCGGGCGCGCTGGGAGCAACCAATCCCGGACTGGCGCTTTTGAATCTCGCCGGCAGCTATTCGCCCGTGGTGCGGCAACTGCAGGCGGCAACTTCATTCGGCGCCCTTCAGATGGCAGGGGAAGGCTTGATCTCGGCCGGCCAGCGGGTCATAGCGCCTGGCAAATACGCCGATCCCCGCCGCTCACCACCAGGGCGGGCGCTGAACGCCTACGTCCGACGCGCCTACTCGGTGCTGGGGGCAAAGCAGCCGGAAGACCTGACCGAGGGTCAGCGGGGCGTGATCGACAACATGGGCCGCATGGTTGGCGTTGAAGCTGCCACCCTGCCAATCGGCGGCGCCGTCGGCCATGGGCTCACCGCCGGGATCAAGGGAGCGAGCTGGGGCAGCAGGGGCCTGCGATGGGGTACCGCCCTGGGCGTGACCCATGGCATGGGGGCCCTGCTGCAGGACTCAACTCAGGGCAACATGAGCAACATGGTGGAGGCCCTGACCGGCATCCAAGGCGTACCGCTGGCGGTGGATCCAGTCAAGGACGACCGGCTCACGGCAGCAATCAAGAGCGTGCTGCCCAACATCGTTGGCGGCGAGCTGCTGGGCTTGGCCGGATCGGCTGGCGCCAGGGCCGTGGGGAAGGGCTTCGGCAGCATCCGCCGATACCAGCGGGCAGCCGGCGCCAACACCACCCACGTCACCGCCGGGGAGAAGCTGAAGGCCAGGGGCCTGGTGGAGGACATCGAGGGGCAGCAGCGCTTCACCGAGCAGGCGCTGGAGAAGCCGGCCCCGGTGCCGATCCCGCAGACCCCCGACCAAGCCCGCGATGCGGTGCTGGCCCGCTGGGGCCGCGGCGCAGCGCAGCCGGCCGACCAAGTTCGTGGCGCCACGGAAATGGGCACCACCCCCGTGGAGCCGAAACCCGTTGCGGCAACTGCGGCCGATGCCGCGCCGGTCGCTCCGGAGGCCGTTCCGGGCACCACCCCCGTGGGCCCCCCCGCGCCAGCGGCGCCACCGTCAACGGCTGGCCAAGGCTTCGCCCCAACGACCATCAGGTCCACCGGCCCCAACCAGAGATGGCGGGATTCCCCTGTTGGGAGCAGCAGCCAGGACCCAATCATCAGGTCCACCGGCCCCAACCAGAGATGGCGGGATTCCCCTGTTGGGAGCAGCAGCCAGGACCCAATCATCAGGTCCACCGGCCCTGACCAGCCCTGGCGATCAGGGCCTCGTGTTGACGACGGCTTAAGCATTCCCCGGCCTCCTGACGACCCGGCCTATCAAGACTGGCTGCGGCGCAATGCCTCCAACGCACTGGTGCCGACCACGCCGCCAGATGACAGCCTCTACACGCTGCCCCGGCAATCCCTGGCGCCACGAGATGAACTGCGCGGCGAGGGCCTTGCGGACCCATGGGGCATGGGTCCTGATCCCAACAGCCCGGTGCAGCAATGGCTGGGGGCCAAAGCCGCTGACGAGGCCATCCCGCTTGACCCGTCGTCCTACGACCCGGAACTGCCAGAGGTGGCGGATGTGCAGAAGCTGGTCAGCCAGCTGGACCCGGCCGAACTCCAGGCGTTGGCCACCGTCGGCGCCGATGGCGGCCCTGTGCTGCAGCACATCGAGGAGGTGATCGCCTCCCGGCCGATGCCGCAACCACGGGAGGAGATCAGTGAGGCCTGGGCCGGCATCCCCACCGACAAGCTCAGCGACATCTACCTGAATGGCGCTGGCGACCTGCAGCCGTGGTCGGCGCAGCTCGACAGGCTCCCCGCCACCACCCTGGAGGAGCTGTCACACCCGGACGCCAGCCCCGCCCTGGCACAACGGATCGGCGACGACACCGGCAAGGAGTGGCCCTTCTCCCGCGAGGAGGTGATCAACGGGATGCAGGCCCTGTCCGCTGATGGCACCACGATCGTGCCAAACCGGCTGTGGGGCGACATCCGCACAATGCGAACCGAGGACATCTACGCGGCGCCCAAGGAGTTCCAATACAAGGAAGGCGTCAACGCGCAGGGCGAGCAGCTGGGCCAGTCGCTGGGTGGCGTCGAGCGGTGGGATCCCAACGCCGAGGGGGTGCTGGAGGTGTTCTCGGACCCCCGCGACGGGAAGACCAAGGCGGTGAACGGCCACAACCGCCTGGCGCTGGCCCGGCGGTTGGGCATCCCATCGCTGCGGGTGGAAGAGGTGAATGCCACCACCCCCGCGGGGGCACGGGCGGCCGGAGCGATCAGCAACATCAGCGCGGGGAACGGCACCCCGTTCGATGCGGCGAAGTTCATCAAGGCCACCGGCCTGACCGATCAGGCGCAGCTGCAGGCCGCCGGCATCCCCCTCGACAAGGGCTGGGGACGGCAGGGCCTGGCCCTAAGCCGACTGCCGGATGACATCTTCCAACAGGCCGTGAACGGCGAGCAGCGGCTGGGCCGCTTCGTGGCGCTGGGTGAGTCAGGCCTCGATGAGCCGGGAATGCGCGGCGCCTACCAGGTGCTGAAGCAGCGCCCGAAGATGACCGAGGACACCTTCCGCGAGGTGCTCGACCAGGCCAAGCAACAGGGCAACGTCGTGGCCCCATCGGCACAGGGTGGCCTGTTCGGGGATGAAGTGCTGAACCCGATGCTGCAGCGGGCCGAGCTGGTCGCCGATGTTCGAGCGGGCCTGGCCAAGGACCGGCGCCTGTTTGGATTTGCCACCCGCAACGCTGATGCCTTGAGCGAGGCCGGCGCCACCACGATCGACACGGCCGCCGCCGGCCAGCGGGTGGCCGATGCCCAGCAGGCCCTGGGCCTGTTCGACACCCTCAAGAACCAGGCTGGCCCCGTGGGAGAGCTTCTGGGCAGGGGGGCCGAGCGCATCGCGCAGGGCGAGAACGCTTCGATCGTGGCCAAGCAGATCCAGCGGGAGATCGGCGACAGCATCGAGCGGGAGCTGGCCGGCAGCGGCATGAAGGCCACCCCGCAGGAGCTGGCGCCTCCCCCGCCGCCGCCGCCGCCGATCCCCGAACCCGATCGGGCAACGCTGGAGGCCCACGCCATCCAGCGGGCGATCGCCAACGGCGAGGTGCGGCCCACCGAAATGCAGCCGCTGGAGCTTCCCCCGGCCCCATCGGCCGACATCAGGGCGGTGCAGCGGGAGCTGGCCGCCATGGATCCGACACTGCCGCTGGAGGAGCAGCTGGCGAACATGCCCGCCACCCGGCAGGCCGCTGCCGATGAGCTGCGGCTGGCGGCGGAACACGCCCGGCAGGATGCCGAGATCGCCTGGGCGGCGGAGAAGGCGGCGCGGGAGGCCGAGGGCTACGACCTGCTCTCGCTGGAGGAGAAGAAGGCGCAGGGGCTGGGGCGGGAGTGGTTGCAACCCGTCACCCCCGAGGTGATGGACACCACCGTGATGCCCCCTGAGCCGACGGGATCCATCGCCGATCTCTTCGAGCAGCAGATGCGCCGGATGGCCGAGTCCGACGCTCGGCTCTACCGTCGCGTTGGCAAGGCCATCGGCAACATTCGCCAGAACCTTGAAATCCTGGCCGAAGTCTCTGGAGCTCCCGAGTTCACCCTGCCCCCCGAGCTGGCCAAGGCCTCCCCGCGGTACGGCCGGAACACCCTGCAGTTCGAGTCCGATCTGGACCGGGCCGCCTATGTGCTGGCGAACGACAAGGCCAAGGGTGGATCCAAGTCGGCCAGCAAGTTCCGTGATTCGTTGATCGCCGCCGGGTTTGATCCTGACCAGGTAACCGTTCACGGCAGGACCGTGAAAGAGGCGGTGAAGGCTGCTGCGCGGGATACTTCGGCTGAAACCGTGGTGGTGCCGGTGCAGGACTTCGCCGCTGGGCGCCCCCGGCTGCCGCTGCCTGAACAGCAGCGCCAGATCGAGGGCACCAAGGCCCAGATTGATGACCTGCAACAGAAACTCAACGAAGGAGGCTGCGGCACATGAGCAACTGCGACGACCTGCTCCGGCAGATTGCCGAGCTGAAGCAACAGCAGGCCAGGCAACAAGCCGATCTGGACCAGACCGAACGGGTGTCGCGGGCCCTGTCGAACGAGCAGACCGGCGACCCGGCCACGCAGATGCTGCGGCGCTTCCTGGGGGCGATGGATTCCGACTCGATTCGGCAGCTGGTGCGCCGATCGCTGGGGGAGAGGGAGACGCCAATGGGCGCCGATGGCCGGTTCCAGAACTTCGCGCAGCTGGCGGACTGGTTCGATGAGCTGCCGGCCGAGGACATGGCCTCCGCGGCCGAGGTGCTGCTCGGCGACTGGGCCAGCAAGGCGCCCGGCGACCACGCCTTCGTCACCTCGACGGTGAGCCCCGAGCAATTCGCGGACATGGCCTCGGCGGCCTTCCCCGCCGCCGGCCTCGATTACGACGGGCTGGTGCAGTTCGCGGCCCAGAACATGCTGCCGGTGCAGAACATCCTGGAGGCCACCACCCGCAACCGGGTGATTGCGGACCTCACCATGCAGAACATGCTGGCGGACATCCGCTCGATCCGGGCCTTCATGAAGGAGGCCGGCGTGCCGGCACCGGTGGAGCTGGGCCGCAAGTTCGCCACCAGCTACGAGAAGGCCCTGCTGGGCCAGCGCAACTGGGCCCTGAACCGCCGCCGGCTGGGCGAAGCCCTGCAGAGCCTCAAGAAATCCCCAGGTGATTTCTCCGACCAGCTGAAGATCCCCGAGCAGGACCTGATCGTCCGACCTGGCACCGAGGACAACCCGATCCCCACGAAGCAGGAGATTGCCGACTACAACGACGATTCCATCTTTGGAAAAGTCGCCAGCCTGGTGGACCAAGGTCCCGAGGGTGTAGCGGGGCTGAAGCAGCTGGAGCTCGACATCCAGATCGCCGGGATGGATCCACTCGGCATGCTCGACGAGCGCTGGACATCGCCGGCCGCCCGCCGCGACATGGGCTACGTGAAGGACACCTGGCTGTTCAACGGCTTCACGCCGATCTTCAGCAGCGCCATCCCCAACCGGGTGATGGAAACCTGGGGCCTGGCCAAGGTGGCAGCGGAGAACGGACCGCTGATGGCACCGTTCGGCACGAAAGTGTTCCGCACTGCCTGGCGCGATCGGCTGGAGGGCTATCAGACCGCGTGGGAAGCATTCTCGACCACCCAGCGGGCCATGAGGCTGGGCTTCCGGGAGCTCTACTGGGAGCGGTTCCTCGACGGGAACACACCATTCGCCAACGACATCGACATGCACGGGCGGGCACTGAACCCCGAGCAGGAACTGCAGCAGGCGCGGGAGGTGCTGCAGAAGCCGATCAACTGGGATCCCCGGCTGTGGGCCAGCGGCGACAAGAACCCGTTCGGCGACGAGGGGCTGATCCGCGACATCCGCGACAAGCTCCATGTGGCCTGGAAGCTGACCCAGAAATCCCTGGCCGAGAAGATCCCCGGCGTCACCAACTTCCCCGTGACGCCCGGGTTTCGCATGCTGTCGGTGGACGACAACGTGGTCGGCGCGCGGATGTACCGCTTCAAGCTCCACAACGACCTGCTGATGGATGCCAAGCGCAACGGCATCCAGCTGGGCCTGGTGGATGCGCAGACCGGTGTGACCGATCAGGCCAGGCTGAAGGCCTACGTGGACAAGCAGCTTGAGGATGCGATCTATCAGCAGATCCCGAGCGAGCAGAACCTGATCGACTTCCGCCGCAAGAACGGCATCACCAAAGACATGGCCAGCGACGAAGACCTACGCGCCTACATGGCGCAGAGGGGGATCCCCGGCACCCCCGTGCTGGCCAACGAGCTGCAGCAGGGGGCTTGGGACTATGCCCAGAGAATGCGGATGCAGAACGATCCGGAGGGAGTGGCCGGCGCCGTCTTCGACATTCAGAAGCGAGCGCAGAAGGCGTCATGGGTCTTGGACTCCACCGCCTTCCCGTTCCCCCGGATTCCCACCAACAGCATCGCCTTCCTGCTCGATGTGGCCACCGGCCCGCTGGGGGCGGGGTTCAAGACCGCAAAGCTGCTGACGCAGCACCTCCACGGCGCCAGCCCCACCGCGGCGCAGATCGCTCAGGTGGAGAGTGCCTGGGTGCTGCAGGCCTTCCTGGGGGCCGGCTTCCTGGCGCTCGACAACCCGTGGGGGAAGCTCACCGGCAACGGCCCGCAGGACCCCAAGCAGCGGCGGGAGTGGCTGGCCGCAGGGAACATCCCCAACACCGTCTTCGGCATCCCGATCCCACTGGGCCAGGTGCCCCTCTTGAACACGCTGATGTTGTGGAAAGACCTGGAGGACGCTTCGGACGCGGCCGGCGCCAGCCATTACGACAAGGCGACGATCGCTGCCGGCATCGGGCAGGTGATGACCGGCACAATCGTCAGGGCCACCCCCCTGCAGTTCCTGCAACAGTTCCTGCAGGTGCTGCAGAGCAACGACGAGACGAAATGGAAGCGGTTCCTCGGCTGGGTTGCATCGGGACAGGGGAACCCCGTCAGCGGCCTGGTCCGCACCGCTGAGCGGCTTGGCGAAAGCGGCAGCAAGGACTTCTACCGCTACCCCGAGATCACCGCCGCGGATCGGGATCTGATGCGCAACCTGCCCGAGGAGATCCGGTTCACCGAGGACGGCTTGCGCAACCTGCTGGTCACCCTGCAGCCGGCCCTGGGGCGCGTAGCCGGGGTCGCCTATCGGGAGAAGGACCACCTGGGCCGCGACATCCACCTGTCCGCAGGGATGCGGCAGGAGGATCACCCGGTGGGCATGCCCGGCTTCTACACCGGGCCGGTGCATCAGGAGCTGGACAGGCAAGACCTCCTCGATCCTCCTCAGCCATTGCTGACCGGCCGCCTCAATGGCGTGCCGCTGGCGCCGGAAGCCCAGAAGGAGTGGAACCGATATCGCTACAGCACCAAGGGCGGCAGCGACTACGACCTTCTCAACGACCTCCACGGCCGATCGGGGGAGTTCAGCATCAAGACGATCCGCGCCCAGGTGCTCAAGCGGGACAACGGCGAAAAGGTCACGGTGAAGGACGTGGACACGCTTGAGACGCCGCTACGCAACCTGGTGGCAACGGCCATCAAGGGCCGGACCATCTACGAGGCCTACAACTGGCTCTTCCGCTCGCCCGAGTACCGGGCGCTGCAAGCTGATCCGGCCACATCATCGAACCGTGAGGTGAAAGACCGGCCACCGGCGAAGCGCCAGCAGATGCCGGCGCCATGGGTGATCCGGGAGATCGCCACCTACTACGACCTGCGCGCCACCGGGCAGCTGCAGGCCAGCGACAAACCGTGGGCGAAGGAGTGGCAGGGCATGGCCGCCCAGGTCTACGCCAACAGCATCCCGGAGGCGAACGACGAGTTCCGTGCCGTCACCGAAGCCCTGGTGCCTCGCCGGCAGCAGTGACCTTGTAACAGACGCCCGAGGGGCCAGAATGCGGCCATACATGGCTGCAGAGCTTCGCCTTGGCCTTCGCCTACAACCAGGTCCCAGGCAACGGGGTGAACCGCCTGTTCTCGGTTCCGTTCCCCTTCATCGTGCGGGCCCACGTCAAGGTCTTCCTCGCCTATGACGTTGCTGCCGGCACTGGAACCGAGCTGACAGAGGGCCTTGGTGGGTTCTCATGGATTTCCGACACCCAGATCCAAACCACGACCGCCCCTCCGGTTGGGGAAACGCTCACTGTGATCAGGAGGACGCCTTCGGGCGCACAACTGGTGGTCTGGGCTCCAGGCTCTCCCCCCACGCAGAACGACCTCAACACCGCTGATCTGCAGGCGCTCTACGTGATCCAGGAGCAGGCAGACCTCACGGCCGCGGCGGTCACAACAGCCCTCACCGCTGCAGCGGCTGCGAATGCAGCGGTGGCGGCGGTGGCGGCTGCGCTGCCGTATCAGCCCATTGCAGCCGTGGCGAACATCCCGGCATCGCCGACAAACGGCCAGCGGATCGAGATCATCAACACCACGGGGCTGGCGACGTTCACTCCATTGGCCGGGAAGCCCCTTGGCTTTCTTGGCGGCACGGATGTGAAGGCCAGGCTTGTCTACGGCACCCCAGTCCTTGCATCGTGGAACTGGGTTGACTATTTCCCCATCGACCCCGACGGTCGATATGCGGGCATCAACTTCACACAGTCGGGCACTGGCGCGACACCCAGAGCCCTGGCTACCAAGCTCCGAGATGGATTGATTTCCGTTAAAGATTTTGGAGCACTTGGCAATGGAATCACAGACGACACCGCCGCATTTAATGCGGCAATAGCGTCAACATCAGAAACGCAAGTCGGCATTCTTATTCCAAAAGGGAATTACCGCCTGGCGACAAGCCCAGTGGCGGGAGGGAAAACCATCACATGGTTTATCGATAAGGGCGTAACAACAACAAATGGTGCAGGGAACGTAGGCGCAACCCTCCCCGGCGCTATGGTTTCCAACGGCATTGTTTGGCCCCAATGGGTCGGGGGAACCGCCGCGAAGTATAACGGGCCCTGGAGTTACTACGTAAGCACAAGCGCTGAACTCATATGCCCTGCCGATAGTCGGCTGGCCTATTCGGCACTATGCAACCCAACTACTCCGCTTGGAGGTGCGAACATAGGATTCGCTGCGGGTGCTCTCAACCAGACTAGCGGCACGGGGCAGGGGTCCACGTGGAACTTCTATGGAAGCAGCGTCGCCGACTCCTCATCGCCTAATGCGACGACACAATGTATCGAGCTAGACATAACCGCCCTGGCGGGAAGCCAGGACAAGACGTATGGCATAGTAATCGCCGCAGGTGGCGAAATCGCTGAACATTACAATCCATCCATATCATTCAAAAGCGTTGGATCTGCTGTTCAGATCAGCAACAACAGTGACCCGGCGTTCAGTAATTGTGACTTTCTGAACGGGATTGTAATTCAGAAAAATGCAATATCGCCCTCGTTGAATAATGCGGTGTACATGGCCTCGGGGCACGCAATCAGATGGTTCAACACCGGCAACAGTTTTTGCGCACAAGTCTCGGCCAGCACGACCACAGCCGCACAGGCAACGTGGATTGATATTTCCTCAAATGGCACATTGTTCCAGACGCTAGGTGGCAGTGGGCTTTTCCAAGTTGACAACAGCCCAACCACAGGGGCGACAAACAACTTTCTGGCAGTCTCCCCAGGCATCGCAAGCGGAGACGCCCCACGGATGAGCGCAAAGGGCGCAGATGCAAACGTGGATTTAGCGCTCCAGCCCAAAGGGGCAGGCTTTGTTTCTATCTTGAGCGGCGGTCTTTCGTTGCCACAGAACAGCCCAGTCCGATGGCTGAATGGAAGCACACTACTTGGGTCAATAGCATCCAACCAGTTTGGAACGCAGATCTTGAACCCTGCCAGCCAAATCCTATTTCAAGTATCAAGCGCTTACTCGTCAACATCAGCCAACTGGTTGACGGTCGATAGCGCAGTTGCTGGCGGGGCCCCGAAAATATGGTGTCAAGGTTCAAATGCAAACATTGATCTTGCACTGGAACCGAAAGGAACCGGTGTCTTAAACATAAGCAGTAGCGGAGTCTCTGGCTCCGTTGGCAGCCTTTTTGGCTACCTGTCCGTTAAGGTGAACGGAACTCCATTCAAAATTCCACTCTACAACCCGTGAGGATCCCCCAATGGCCCTGACCCTTGACTACGACTTTAATGGAGTCCTCGTCAGAGGAGCACATGTCTCTGTCTTCCACTATCAAGGGGACAAAAGTCAAATGAAAGTCGAATTTGGCGTGCGCCTTCCGGGCGCCTCAAGAATGTTCCATTCCTTTGCTGAAATGGTCCCGGTTAATGCAGGTGGGGGCAACAACGTTGCTCAAGCGTACACCTGGCTTAAGGCTCAGCCAGGCTTTGAATCAGCAGTGGATTGCTAGGCAGCTTCCACCCCTGTAGCATGTGGGCGTCGCCGCGCCCCCGCCATGTTCCCCGAACCCCTGGGAGGCTTGGTAGTGCTGGCTGCAGGCTGGGCTCTCGGAAAGGTGGACCGCTGGACCGACAAGGTGCGAAGCACCGACGAGTCGACGTTAGTGGGAATCGTCAAGCTCACCGGCATGGTCGAGCACCTGGAGCGCACGCTGGCTCGAATCGACAACTCCTTGGACAAGCTGTGGTCGCGGCACGACGACCACGAAGTCCGCATCACCATCCTCGAAACCCATGGATCTCAACAACCTCAGGGACCTGGTGCAGGCTCTCTTGGCCGCGCACGGCCTGGCACTCCTGGTCGTGAACCTGACGCCAACCCCACGCGATGACGTGATCCTGGCCCGTCTCTACCGAGCGCTGGAGATGGTGGCCGGCCTCTGGAGCCCCATGGCCAAGCGCTGAGCTGGCTCCCTGCTCTCCACCCCCGTAGTATGGGGGGCAAGTTCCTGCGGGCATTGCTGTGGCTGACTTCTGGGGCGGCTCGGTCGCCAATGGCAATGCCTTCCGGGCCAACTACACTTTTAACCGCCCTGCTGACACCACCGCTTACGCCGCGGGGGACGTGGTTGGAGCGGTTGGAGCGGCTGGCGCCGTGCATCAACTGAGCTCGATTGGCCCCGCAGGGGCCGTCGCGCAGATACAGACAGTAAGGCTAAAAATGTCCGGGACCGCTTTGCCATCTGGCATGTCAGGCGGATTCCGGCTCCATCTGTTCTCTGCAGCTCCAGGAAGCGCTGCCGACAATGCGGCGTTTGCGACAACTGCAACTGAACGGGCTAGTTATATCGATTACATCGATATCCCAACGCTAGAGCCAATAGGCGGCGGGTTCCTCTCTCGCACAGTGAATTACGTTGGAGTGCCGTTCCAGCTAGTCACAAGTTCGCTCTGGTTTGAGCTGGTTACCGCACCCTTCAACGCATTCACTCCAGCTTCCGGCGCGTCCATTGAGGTGACGCTGTTTGGCGTCGCCCTTGGCCTCCAAGGATGAGCTGCGCACTGGCTGGGGTACGGGCGGCGCTTGAGCCGCCGTTTGCGCGCGATGACCTCTGGCGGCGGGCTGGGGCAGTGCCAAGCCTGGATCTGCGGTTTGCGAACAACAGAAGCTTGCTGGATGCGGCAACAGGGCTGCCGCTGGTGACGTTCAGCCGCAGCTCGTCGGCCACGTACGTCGGCAGCGATGGGCTGCTGAAGACCGCGGTGGCCGGCGAGCCCCGCTTTGACCACAACCCGACCACCGGCGAGAGCCTGGGGCTGCTTGTGGAGGAGGCCAGGGCCAATCTTCTGCTGCACAACCGCACACTGACAAATGCGGCATGGACGGCCAGCAACATCACCACCGCCAAGAATCAGGTTGGTGTTGATGGCGTCAGCAACAGCGCAAGTGCAATAACCGCAAGCGCAAATAATGGCACCATTCTGCAGGCTGTCACCAGTGCCAGCGCGGCACGCGCGACCAGCGCTTATGTGAAGCGACTCGCGGGCACCGGTCCTGTCGAGATGACGCAAAATGGAACCAGCTGGACAACCATCCCCGTCACCAGTGGTTGGAGTCGCGTCAGCATTCCGTCGGCCACCGTGGCCAACCCAACCGTGGGCTTCAGGATTGGCGCCAACGGGGACGCCATCGCGGTGGACTATGTCCAATGCGAAAACGGATCATTTATTACCAGCGCAATCGAAGCGGCCGGCGCGGCCGTCACGCGAAGTGCATGCCTGGCCAGGGCAAGTACTTCGCCGTGGCATAATCTTGCAGCGGGAACACTTCTTTGTGAAGGCTCCCGGTATGCAGCTGGCTTGACGACTGGAATCATGGGGGGGTTTTCCCAGAATTCTAATTTTGCGCAGTCGTTATACATAAGCAATGATGCAACATTGAGCGGCCTGAGCATCAACATATTCAACACAACACTGCAGGCCGCCATAGGTGGGGCTGTCAGCAATGGCGTAACAAGCAACCTCAAAGCCGCGATTGCCTACCAAGGCAACAATTTTGCTTCGGCGATCAATGGCGCAATTTCCAACTTTTCGGTATCTGGCAGTGTTCCATCCGTAATAAATAATTTAACCATTGGAAGCAGCCCTTGGGCCAATGACGGAAGTAACAATTGGTCCGGGTGGATTAGGCGTATTTCTTACTTCTCTCAAAGAGCGTCTAATGCCTCTTTGCAAAGAATAACGCGATAGGCAATTCGGCAGCTAGGGAATCCGGCAGGTCAGCAGCCAGCCACCGGTGCCATCCACCATCCAGCGCGGGTTCCAGTTCTTCGCGCTGTAGCGCAACCCCGCGCCGTTGGTATTGGCCGCGTATCCGCCGCTGGCAAGCAGGGCCTCGCCGTTTGGATCGTTCATCACCCAACCGATGCCGGTGTAGCCGATCACCACCGACCAGTGCCCGCCGCCGCTGGGCCTGGCCACGGGCCCCTTGTGCAGCCAGCCCACCGCGACCGGGCGGCCGGCGTCGATCTCCCTCCGCAGGTCCGCCGGGCGGCCATCGGTGCGGAAATCTGCGCCCAGGCCAAGACTTCGAAGCGCACGCAGCTGCGCCTGTGCGTCGGTGCTGTCGCCGAAGTTGCGACGCACGGCGTTGTAGGCATCGTCGTTCGGAATCTTCCCCCAGTGCATCGCCAACATGGCGCAGCTGCTGCTGAAGCACTCGCGGTAGCCGGTGCCCGATCGATTATCGAGCTGGCTTTGCCATGTGACGTTCAGCGGATTGGGGAAGGGCGGCATGATGGGCGAGAGATCTCTCCACCCATGGAACCATGGCTGACCACCAAGCGCTCCTGGAATCGATCCAGGCCAAGCTGCTGAAGGAGGTCGATGAGGCCCTCGACGTCCGAACTCTCCCGGATGGGACGGTGTTGGCTCCGACTGACGATGACAAGCGCCTGGCCCTCGCGGTGCTCAAGCACAACGGAATTACCAGCTCCATCGGCGAATCGGAGAGAGAAAAGCTGAGGGCCAAAATTGCCGGCAGGATCGACAGCAGCCGCATCCGGGACAAGCGCAGCCTGGTGGCGCTGCCCACCCCGCCGGCAGAGGGGGCGGCGTGATTGCCCATCTATCCGGATTTTCCGGATGGTTGGGCCACGGGCCGCGGCTCCCGGGTGACGCCACCCTTGGGCCCCCGCACCGCCGGCCGCCGGCCGCCCATCACCAGGGTGTCGATTGCGCTCGCGTCATCGCTCAGGAACAGCTCCAGCAGGGCGTCCTCCTCTTCATCCAGCCGCTTCTGCTTCTCCTTCTCCTGGTCCTTCGCCAGCAGGTCCAGGTAGTGCTTCGCGCCAAACGAAAGCACGTCTCCGCGGTCGTCCCAATCCAGGCAACCTCTCTCCGTCGTGAGACGTGAGAGCTGGTAGGGCAGCGATCGCAGGTGGCCATGCTCCGGGTCCTGCTCGGCCTCGGCATAGCTGCGCTGCAGCACCGCCTTGGCCACGATCAGCCGGTGCTGCTGGATCAGCGGCGCCAGGCTGTCCACCATCCGCCGCTCCTTCTGCTGGCTGACCCGCTCCTCTTCGACCACAACCCGATGGATCTTGGTCATCACCGGCTGCAGCAGGGCCGCAAACATGCCGTCGCCGAAGTTGCTCTCGGCCTTCACGGTGACAACCCCCCAGTGCTTGGCGCGCTGGGCCAGCATCGTCAGCACCGCCTCCTCGTAGCCGGCGCTGGTGCCGCCCTCCTCGAGCAGGAAGATGTTGCCGTTCAGCTCCACCAGCACGGCCCAGGCAAGCTCGTCCTTGCCGCGGCCGGAAGGATCAATGAACAGGCCGGCGTTCCAGTGCTCCGACCGTGGCAGCCAGCTGCCGAGCACCTTCGGCTTGTGGTAGTGCCGATCGGCCCCCATCCCCACGCACGCCAAGTCGTGGTGACGCAGCTCGGCATCGTCGGACCACACCACCAGTTCCGGCAGGGCCTTTCCATCCAGCGGCAGCACCACCAGGTCGCCGAGGCGAATCGGATATCGATCGGCCGTGCTGATGCGGGTGTTCAGCATCCACTGCAGCTGCCAGTTCTGACGGCTCAGCCGGCTCTGGCGGCCCAGCAGCTCCTCGTGGTCAAAACGCTCCGGGTCGGTGGGCGCCCCCACGAGCTCCGGATGGGCCTGCACCTCCGCGGCGATCAGCGGATCGAGGTGCCCCTCGTAGGCCCCCCACTCCTCCGGCTTGCTGGGATCCGGATACCGCGCCGGCCAGAACCGGATCGCATAGCCCCGCTCCCGCACCAGCCGCCAGTACAGCGAGGTTTCCAGGTGGGGGGTGCCCTTGTAGCTGATCCTCCGCGGGAACACCTGCCGCACCTGGTCGGCCATGTCGAAGCTGGGAGGGTTACTGGGATCCCAGTCACGGTCCGCCGGCTTGATGATGCTTTCGAGCTCGCTGATCGCATGGAACAACCGCTCGACCTTCAGCGGCGTGATCGAGTTGTTCAGGGTCTCGATGTCGTCGGGCACGATGAAGGTGGCCCGCTTCCCGGTCAGCGCAGACGCCAGGATCCCCGAGGCCCGCACGGAAGGCGCCTGTTCCGCTCCGATCCGGGCCGGCGCCACATTGAACGCACCGGCAGCCTTGAGACCATCAGGCCGCGGCTGCAGGCACCGGAGGATGTCGATGGTCTGGGTCCAGGCCAGCATTTGCCCGGTGATCTCCGCCGCCTTCTCGTCGGTGTTGGAGGCGATCAGGATCCGCTCGTTGAACGGATCGATCCGCAGCCGCCGCATCGCATCGATCGCGGCAAGCGTGGACTTCGCCACCCCCCGGAAACCCACGGTGATCTGGAACTGGGGTCCCGCGTCACCCCACTCAAGGATTCCCAGCTGCTGCTTCGTCGGCTCGTCGGCCAGGCCCAGCTCCTGCAGGATGTAGGCCGCGAACGCATCGAGCGGCCACAGCTCCTCTGGCAGCGGCTCCCAATCAGGGATCAAAGAGGAAACCTCCGCCAAGGCAAGCCCGGACGGAGGTTTCCACCACCTACCGGATGGCTACCACACCGAACCGGCAGGCAGATCATACCGCTCACCCGTTGGCCTGATCGACCAGCTCTTGCACCCTCTGCACCAAGCGATCCTTGGATGCTTGTCGATCAAGCTTCGCCCCGAACTGATCGAAGGCGAAGGCCACCAGCTCGGCCTTGGTGAAGCTGGAGAAATCGCGGTCCTCGATCACCTCTTTGCGAGTGGCCTCCTGCTCCGCCTCCTCGGCTCCTTCCGTCACGATCTCCAGCGGAGAGCGCCATCCGCCACTCGGGGGCACCTCGGGGGCCTCCTGGGGCCCCTCGGGGGCCTCCTGGGGCCCCTCGGGGGCCTGCTCGGGGGCCTGCTCG